GCCAGATATGCCTGTCGACCAGCTTCAACTGTGGAATTGTTTTAGTTATTATCCTAGTGTTCATTGCTTTAGTTTTCTAAGAGGAAAACGAGGTAAGTACTATGGAAAAGATAAAAAAAATTATCCATTCGAATATTTATTTACAATTGATTGGGGTCATCCAGAGGGTAATATTTTGGATACAGAACATTCTGAAATTCCTGCTGAACATAAGTGTGCGCATATATTGGCTCTTGATGACGGCAATTATGCAGCTCAGCCTAATAACCGCATTTTGTGGGACGCTCCTAACTATACTGTTGGTGACGGGGTTCCAGACTATTCGGTACAAACTACAAAATGGAACGTTGAAAATAAAGATTGGCTTACAGAAGATAGTGATAAAATGTTCTACGATGTTGAAGAAAAAGTAAACGCAGAAGACAAGAGCTACGAATGATTGATAGGTTTATATATAACTTTTTTGGTCTACTAGACAAGTTGTTTAATAAACTTCATAATATATTTAGAAAGAAAAAAAAATGAATGTATTAGATTTATTAAAAAAAAATGTAGTAATGGTTCCTGTTGTAGCATCTATTTTAGTTGGAACTTTTACAGGAGTTAGATACATTGTGTCTTTAACGGAAACAATTAATAAAAATAAAGAAGAAATTAATATAATAAATAATACACATTTATTAAATCACAAAAAATATCTTGGTCAAATAACAGAAAACCAACAACATTTAATGTTAAAGCTTGAAAAAAATAAGGGTAATACTATTGTTACAGATGATAAATTAAAAAGAATGGAAGAAAAAATTAAAGAATTAGAAATAGATTTTAAAAATTTTTTAATAGGAAGAAGTAATTAATGGAGTATTGTAGGATGGATTATAGATTTACAGCTATACTTATAATTATGTTATGCCTCTTAGCTTTTTGTGGAGGACCCAATGTCCAATAAACCACTAAACATATCTGAATCAGCTGCTGTGCAAATGCCCATGAAGACCGTAGTCTCTCTAATAATTTTAGTTGCAATGGGTGTATTTGCATACACAGAGCTTACTTCAAGGTTGGTATCGTTGGAGACTTCACGTGAATTGTTTGAAAATGATTTGCTTAAAAAATCTGAACAAGTCCCTGTAGACCAGGAACAACATTTTTTATTAGAAGATCTTTATAAGTCTGTAGAAAAAATGGAGAAGACTCAAGAGATGAATATGACAAACAAAGTAAATATAGAATTTCTTAATTCACAATTAGAAAAAGCATTAGCTGATATTGAAGAATTAAAAGATAAGGTTAGAGAAAATGGAAAGGCATATTAATGGAGTTAATAGTAGCCCTTTTAATGATTGTTAATGGAGAGATTAAAGAGCATAGAATACAAGAATCTATGTCTCAGTGTCTAAAAGGTAAGAGAATTGCAATGAGGACAAATAAAAATAATAATATTAACTATCAATGTATTAAATCAATGGCTGAATTGGAGAAAAATATAGATGGATCTTTGTCTATAAAAAAGCTAATATTGGAGTAATGCATAACAAATTCAATCAGTTTATCGGCATTTTTGAAAATGCTGCAACAGCAGAAGATTGTAATAAAATTATAAAACATTTTGATAATGTTCAAGATTTAAATCTTACTGTAAAAAGGACTGAATTTGAAAACATAAATTCTACTTTAAAAAATAATAATATGTATCATTTTATTAATGAAGATGATGAACTATTAATGCAAGCAAATAAACACATCTTAGGTAATTTTATAAATAATTTAGATAAAGCTTATAATCTTTATAAAAAAAAATATGACATCATGGATAATTTAGAAGTTCATAAATTAAACATGGATGTAAAAATACAAAAAACTGTGCCTGGTGAGGGATATCATGTTTGGCATTGTGAGAATGCTAGTGTTGCTACTTCAAGAAGACTATTACTTTGTATGATGTATTTAAATGATGTTGAAGAAGGTGGAGAAACAGAATTTTTACATCAAAGTATAAGAGTAAAACCTAAAGCAGGAACTATTGTAATTTGTCCTGCATATTTTACACATTTGCATAGAGGAAATCCTCCACTTAAAGGAGATAAGTACATGATAAATGGTTGGGTAGAATTTTTAACTTAATGCAATTAAAAATATTTAAGGGTGTTCTTGAACAAGAACAATTTAAAAAAATAAAACAATTTTTTTTTGATATTAATACTTCATGGTTTTATCAACCAAAAATGATAACGAAATCAACTAATGATGATAGAGGTTTTTTTAGTCACGCCTTGTTTCACGATAGTAGAATTACATCAAATGCTTTTGAGTTAATGTCTCCGTTATTAGACTCTATTAATGCAGGACCACTTATAAACATAAGAGCAAATTTGAACGTAAGGTATGACAAGCCTCAAAAAAGTGAATTTCATAACGATTATACCTATGACGAGTCTTTAACTGCAATATATTATCTAAATAAATGTAATGGTTACACTGAGTTTGACAACGATGAAAAGACTAAGGTATACTCAGAACCAAATAAAATTGTTATATTTAATTGTAAATTAAAACATAGGATGGTTAGCCAGACTGATGAAGATAGAAGACTTGTAATAAACTTAAACTATTTCCCAAAATGAATTTATCTCGAAATTTTACTTTATTAGAATTGACAAAATCAGACACGGCTATACGTAAAGGTATAGACAACGAACCTAACGCTGATCAAATAGATAAATTAAAAATGCTTTGTGAAAATATTTTACAACCAGTAAGAGATCAATTTGGTAGGGTCAAGGTGACTAGCGGGTTCCGTTCACCTGAGTTGTGCCAAGCCATAGGATCGAGTTTGACCAGTCAGCATTCAAAAGCTGAGGCGGTTGATTTCGAATGTATGGGAATCGACAACGCTGAAGTAGCGGACTGGGTTAAAATGAATTGTGAAGTAGATCAATTGATTCTCGAGTACTACACGCCTGGCGAACCTAATAGCGGATGGATCCACGCAAGCTACATACCTTTTAATCCTAGACATCAATATCTACGAGCATATCGTGAAGATAAAAAAACTAAATACAAACCTATTATTGGAAAGGCTGTAGATTTAACATAATGGCAATTAGTAGAGGACAAATAACTGCACAAATTGATGGAAAACTAAGAGGTGCTAGAGGTGAAAAAAAGAAAAAAACACAAATTAAAAAAAAATTTAATAGCAAAAAACCTAAGGTCTTCAAAGTTTAGTCAAAAAGTGATACAATCCAAGAAATTGTACAACCGCAAAAAGGATAAGACTAAAGAATGGCAACTTCAGGAACAACCAGTTTTAACTTAAATATAGATGAAGTCATAGAAGAAGGATACGAAAGATGTGGCTTAACAACAAATTCTGGATATGATCTTAGATCAGCTAGAAGAAGTTTAGATTTGTTATTTGCCGAATGGGGTAATAGAGGAATTCATTTATGGAAAGTTGCTTTACATGAAAATGCATTAGTTAGTGGTCAGGCTGAATATAGTGTTAGTGCCGGTGTCAGTGATGTTTTAGAAGCTTTTGTTTCAACAACTGCTGCAGGTGCAAATACAGTAGACACACAAGATGTTGCTTTAACTAAATTAGATAGATCAGCATATTCTGCATTACCAAACAAATTAGCCTTAGGACAACCTTCTCAATATTATGTTGATAGAGCTACTACACCTAAAATATATTTATATCAAGCTCCTAATTTAAACACTTATACAACTTTAAAATATTATGTAATCAAACGTATAGAAGATGCTGGAGCTTACACAAATGACACAGATGTTGTTTATAGATTTCTTCCATGCATGTGCGCTGGTCTTGCTTATTATTTAGCGATGAAAAAAGCCCCACAGCTTGTACAACAAAATAAATTAATTTACGAAGATCAACTAAAAAGAGCCTTAGATGAAGACGGTCAAAGAGCTTCTACATATATAACACCACAATCGTTTTACCCGAATGGAATATAATTATGGCTAAATGGGCAACAGGAAAAAGAAGTCAGGCAATATCAGATAGATCTGGTATGGCTTTTCCATATAATGAAATGGTAAAAGAATGGAATGGTTCTTTAGTCCACACTTCAGAATTTGAACCTAAAAGTCCACAAATAAGAAGAAGACACTTTACGGCTGATGCAATTGCTTTACAAAACACAAGACCACAAAGATTTCAACAACCTAAAACAGTGGCTACAAATGATACAACTTTAGCAAACTCAGGTGGTATAACTGTTGGTGTCGCAAATTTAGCTTTACCAGGTGATTTTGCTTTCATTACAGCACAACCAGGAAATACATTTACTACTAGTGGTGTAGTAATAAGCACAATGAAACCAGCTGATCCTTCTTTACAAAATAGAAGAAGAGAATTAAATGCAACAATTGGTGACGTAACAGTGAGTATAACATAATGGCTATATCGTTTTCAGATTTTTTAACACAGGTAAGAAACTTTACTGAAGTTGATAGTAATGTTTTAAGTGATACTATTATTGGACAATTTATTAGAAATGTTGAGTTAGATGTTGCTGGTAAAGTTGATTATGATGACACTAGAAAATATGCTACATCAGCATTCACATCAGGTAAAAGATTTCTTGTAACTCCTTCAGATTTTTTAGTTATTAGATCTTTACAAGTATTTTCAACAACTAGTATTTCAACAGGTGACAGAACTTTTATGGAAAAAAGAGATACTAGTTTTATTACTGAATATAATGGTACAGGAGCGACCGGAGTTCCAAAATATTATGCTAATTGGGATGAAAGTTCAATAGTCGTAGCTCCAACTCCCAATGCTAATTATGCAGTACAATTAAATTATATTATTACACCACCAAGTTTTACATCTTCTAATTCAACTTATTTATCAACTTACCAACAAGGAATGCTATTAGATGGAGTTCTGACGGAAGCATATGCATTCTTAAAAGGACCTATGGATATGTACAATCTATATAAAAGTAAGTATAATGAAGGTATACAGAATTTTGCTCTCCAACAAATGGGGAGAAGAAGACGAGCTGAATATGATGATGGTGTACCTAGGGTCAAAATACCTTCACCGTCACCAAACAGTTAAATTTAAAGGAGAAATATTATGGCAATAACAACAAACGCAATTTGTAACAGTTTTAAAAAAGAACTTATGCAAGCAGATCACGATTTTGATACATCATCAGATACATATAAATTAGCGATGTATAAAAGCACAGCAACACTTGGTGCATCAACTACAGGTTACTCAGCTAATTTAGGTGGGACAGGAACTGAAGTTTCAAATACAGGAACTTACACAGCAGGTGGTAAAGCACTTGTCAATCAAGGAGTAAAAGTATCTTCAGGAGTAGCAATAACAAGTTTTGCAACGTTATCTTTTACAGGTGTAACTTTAACAGCTAGAGGAGCTCTAATTTATAACACGACTATGGGTAGTGGTTCTAATACTACTGACGCTGTTTGTGTTTTAGATTTTGGTGGAGATAAAACTGCAACATCTGGAACATTTACAATTCAGTTCCCTGCATTTACTACTTCAGCTGCAATATTAAGATTAGCATAGGGAGGGTAAATGGCACTTGTCATTAACGATAGAGTTAAAGAGACAAGCACCACACAAGGTACAGGAGACTTTACCTTAGCAGGTGCATCTCAAGGTTTCGAAAGCTTCGCTAGTGGAGTTGGAGTTGGTAATACAACTTACTACGCTATTGTACAATCGGCTTCAAATAATTTTGAAGTTGGTGAAGGAACTTTAAGTGCTTCTAGTACATTACAACGTACAACACCCATATCATCATCTAACTCAGATAATGCAGTTAATTTTTCTGCAGGAGATAAAGATGTGTTTTGTACAATCCCTGCGAAAAAAACTATTTCACCAGTCATGGAAGCTACTAAATATGTAGTTACTCATGCTTCAACTATTTCAGAAGATCAAACATTAGATTCTGGAGTTCTTGCAGGACCCGTTTCTATAACAGCAACACAAACTATAACAGGAACTTTGGTAATTGTATAATGAGTCAAGTAGAAGTAGATAAAGTAATACCTCAATCAGGCACAACTCTAACTATTGGAGATAGTGGAGATACTATTAATTTAGTTGGTACTTTACAAAACAATGGTTCACCTCTTCCAGGCGATATTACTTCAGTTGTAGCTGGCACAGGATTATCTGGTGGTGGAACATCTGGTGATGTAACTTTAAATGTGGAAGCTGCGCAATCAGGAATAACTTCTCTTGGAACTTTGACAGCTTTGACAGTAAACGGAAATTTATCTGTAGATGGTGGTACAATAAAATTAGATGGACCTTTCCCAACAGGCACACAAAATACAGCTTTAGGAAATGATACATTAGCAAGTGGAAGTTTAAGTGGTGGATATAACACAGCAGTAGGAGAAAGTGCACTTAAAACAAATACATCTGGTGCAGCTAATGCTGCATTTGGTAGAGATGCTTTAGAATTAAACACAACAGGTTGTCAAAATACAGCACTAGGTCAAAACTCAATGTACACCAATACTACAGGAGATTTTAACACAGCTGTTGGTAGAGAAGCTTTATATTCAAACGAAACAGCAGATAATAATATAGCAGTTGGAAATTGTGCTTTAAAAGCTAACACAACAGGTACAGCCAGTGTAGCAATTGGTCCTCAAGCTTTAAAAGCTCATACGACAGGAGGAAATAATATTGCAATAGGTCTTTGCTCTGGTTTAAAAACTACAACAGGTTTTCAAAATTTTTCAGCAGGTAGTTTTTCTTTATGTAATAATACTACAGGATGTAAAAATGTAGCTATAGGACAAAGTGCAATGAAAGCTAGTACTACAGGATGTTTTAATGTTGGTATAGGTATGGGTTCTTTAGCCTTACATGAAACATCAGATGGTAATACTGCTATAGGTGCTTGTTCTATGGCATCTACAACAACAGGAGCAAGTAATGTTGCAGTTGGTTATTTATCATTAGATGCAAATACAACAGGAGCATCAAATATATCAATAGGTCGAGGTTCGCTTGGTGCTAACACTACAGCATCAAACAACGTAGCTGTTGGAGATTTAGCTTTAGTTGCTAATACAGAAGGTCATAGTAATGTAGCAATTGGTCATAATTCTTTAGCCACTAACACAACAGCAGACGAACATACAGCAGTAGGTTTCTGTGCTTTAAATGCAAATACTTCTGGAATAAGAAATACTGCACTTGGAAGACAAGCCATGAAAGCAAATACTACAGGATGTTGCAATGTTGGAATTGGATCAAATGCTTTGTTAACTGGAACTACAGGAGATTTTAATGTAGCAATTGGTGGAGCATCTATGATAGGTGTTGTAACAGGAAATAATAATACAGCACTTGGTGCTTGTACTTTAGCAAGTAATACATCAGGTACACAAAACGTAGCAGTCGGAGCAATTGCGGGAGATGCTATTACAACAGGTTCAAATAATACTGTTTTAGGTTATGAAGCAGCAGGTAAATTAACAACAGGTGGAGACAACGTTGCTATTGGCAGAGCAGCATTATTAGATTCTACAACACACAGTGGTAATGTTGCTATAGGTAATGAAGCATTAGAAAATAACACAGCAGATAACAATGTAGCAATTGGTAAAGTTGCTTTAAGAGGTAACACATCAGGAACACGTAATACTGCAGTAGGTTTTTGTGCTTTATATGCTAACACAACAGGAGATGATAATACTGCATTTGGTCAATGTTCTTTAAAAACTAACACAACTTCACATGATAATACAGCTTTTGGTTCATATGTTTTAGCAGACAATACGTCTGGAGTAGAAAATACTGCTATGGGTATTCAAGCTATGAGATATGGTACAACAGGAAGTTATAATGTAGCTATAGGTGGTTTTACTTTAGGTGCTTCAGATATAAATACAGGAGATAGTAATATTGCAGTTGGTAGAAAATCAATGTTTGATAATACGTCTGGAGAAAAAAACGTAGCAGTTGGTGGTTCGTCTTTAGAAAATAACACTACAGCAGCTTGCAACACTGCAGTTGGTCATGTTGCTATGCAACAAAACCAAACAGGAGCAAAAAACGCAGCATTAGGTTTTTGTGCTTTAAGAGGTAACACAACGGCTTCGGGAAATGTAGCAATTGGTGCTTGTTCAATGATTGCTAATACCACAGGTGCTTGTAATACAGCAATTGGATTTTATTCTATGCCAGCAAATACAACAGGTTCAAAAAATGTAGCAATTGGAACAGATTCTTTAGATAGTAATACAGAAGGAGGTGATAATGTAGCAATAGGTTTTGATACTTTACAAGCTAATACTACAGCTTGTAATAACACAGCAGTTGGATATGCAGCACAAATCACATCAACAACAGCAGATAAAACTGTATCAATAGGAACATTTGCAAACTATCGTATTACTACAGGTGGTAGAAACACTAGTGTAGGTTATAACGCTGGTTCTCAACTTACTAATGGAGTTGAAAACACTTTTATAGGTCATGTTGCTGGAGATACATCTACTACAGGAATGAATTGCTCAGCAATTGGACATGAAGCTGATGTTTCTGCAGCTGGAGTAGATAATGAATTTACTTTGGGTAATGGATCAATAGCTAATTTAAGATGTAACGATACATCTATTTCATCTTTATCAGATGAAAGAGATAAAGAAAATATTGAAGATATACCTCATGGTCTAGACTATATTTTGGCTATGCGACCAGTTAAATTTGATTGGAACAGAAGAGATGGAACTGCAAAAGGTTTAAAAGATTATGGATTTATCGCACAAGAATTAGATCAAGTAGAAAAAGATTTTGATAGTGCAGAATACACAAGATTAGTCCATAAAGATAATCCTGAAAAATGGGAAGCAGACCCGATGAAAACTTATCCAATTTTAATTAAAGCAATACAAGAATTAACAGCTAGAGTAAAGGAATTAGAAGATGACTAGTATTATAAAAGTAGATACAGTTCAGGATCAATCAGGAAATAATATTATTAATGAATCTGGAAATACAGTTACGATTGGTAAATCTGGGGACACTGTAAATATTGTTGGAACACTACAAAATAATGGTGGAGCTTTACCAGGAGATATTACTTCAGTTGTTGCAGGTACAGGATTATCTGGTGGTGGAACATCAGGAGACGTTACTTTAAATGTTGAAGCAGCGCAATCAGGCGTAACTTCACTTGGTACTTTAACAGCTTTGACAGTTAATGGAAACGTTAGTATTGATGGTGGTACAATAAAATTAGATGGTAACTATCCAACAGGAAGTAATAACGTAGCTTTAGGGGATACTGCTTTAGATAGTGTTCAAACAGGTGGTGATAATAATGTAGCGATTGGACACGCATCAGGTACAGCAATAAGTACAGGAGATAATAATACAGCAATTGGTACAGATACTTTAAAAGCTAATACTACAGGTTCTTGTAATGTAGCAGTAGGAATGAATACTTTAGAAGCCAATACAACAGCAGCTAACAATACAGGTGTTGGTTACAATGTTTTAGCCGCAAACACAACAGGAACTCAAAATACAGCAGTAGGTACTAACGCATTAGATGCCAATACAGAAGCAGATAACAATACAGCAGTTGGTTATAATGCTTTAACACTTTCTACAACAGGAGCTAACAATGCTTCAATGGGAGCTTTTTCTTTAGCCGCAAACACAACAGGTGCAAGTAATAATGCATTTGGAACTGCCGCTATGGCTAAAAACACAGAGGGTAGTTCTAATGTAGCGATTGGGTGTGGTGCTTTATGTACCAATACAACAGCTAGTAATAATACAGCAATTGGTCATAATGCTTTAAAAGCTAACACTACAGCTACTCATAACGTAGGTATTGGTGCATGTGCTATGATAGCAAATCAAGATGGAACAGCTAACGTTGCAATAGGTTTTTGTGCTGCTTCAGTTGGAACTACAATTTCAAATACAACAGCTATAGGTCATTTAGCTTTAGAAAATACTACAGCAAATAATAACACTGCTGTAGGAAACCAAGCACTTGAAGCAAATACAACTGGATATGATAACGTAGCAGTTGGGTTCTGTGCTTTGCATTTAAATACCACAGCTCAAGGAAATGTTGCAATAGGTAGAAATTCTTTAGCAGTTAATACAACAGGAACTCCAAATACAGCGGTAGGTAAAGAAGCTTTATGTAAAAATGAAACAGCTGGTTACAACACAGCATTAGGTTATTCTGCTATGTGTTTAACTACAACAGGAGCAGCAAATACTGCAGTCGGTCATACGGCATTACTTTCAAATACAACAGGTGCAAACAATGTTTCGGTTGGTGCTTATTCTATGGACGCAAGTACAACAGGATATGATTCAGTTGCTATGGGTGTTGAAGCTTTAACTACATCAACAACAGGACATACTAACACTGCTATTGGTAGACAGGCAATGTGTAAAACTACAGATGGTCACACTAATACAGCAATGGGTGCTTTCGCTTTATGTGCCAATACAGAAGGTGACTGTAATGTAGCAGTTGGTGTAAGTGCTTTAAAAAATAACACAACAGCATCAGATAACACAGCAGTTGGTCACCAAGCATTATTTACAAATACAACAGGTGCAAATAATGTTGCCATTGGAAAAAATGCTTTATATTATAATACTGTTTCAACTAATACTGCAGTTGGTAATTTAGCCATGACTAATACTAGTACAGGTGCTGGTAATACTGCAGTTGGTCAAAATGCTTTGACAGCTAACACTGAAGGAGAGAATAATGTAGCAATAGGTAAAAATGCCCTTGATG